GTAATTACATTTTGGCCGGGCCTGAAGCTGAATCCCGCCCCGGCTTCCGACAGAGCGGCATTGGTGGCCTCCAGATCTGCCTCGCCGGTGGTGTAGTCCCTGACAATCTCGTGGATAGCTTTCATTTGTTCGTTCCTCCTTGAATTTTTTTATGTTCCCCGCCGGTGTTCTCGCCGGCAAAGGCATCTCCTGCGTTATCAATGGCCTTTTTGCTCACCAGCAGGAACCGGAACAGCCATTCCGGCACCGGTCCCCCCATGGCGGCGGCGTTCTCCGCCATGCTGCCAAGCTCCGTGACAATGTACCATACCAACACCACCGGACACAGCAGACCAGTATATTCCACCGGCAGCTCCAACAGAGGCAGATGCTCCAGCACTGTGGCAATCAGCAGATCCGCCCCTGCGGCCACGATCACCACTACAATCATACCCGCCTTGTGCCAGATGCCCTCCCGGGCGCCAGCGCTGGACCAGGCCCCCTTCTTGGCCGCCGCCATGGAACCGGTGATGTAGTCCAGCACCATGGCACCAATCCAACCCACTACCAGCCACCCGAACCAGCCCCAGAAGGCCGTCAGGAGGCCCAGAATGGCGGTGACGGCGGCTTTGACGTGTAACACAGAATTTCCGTTTTCCATACGCATAGCTCCTCTTTTTGTCTCACTTGAATGTCTCCTTCAGCCGGCGGAACAGCTCCGCCAAGCAGTGGAACAGGGAATACGCGGACCGCTCCCGGCGCAAAGCTGTCAGAAGCTTCCCGGGCGGCTTTTTACCATGAGGCCGTCCCAGAACACGGACAACCAGATCCCGCAGGGACGCCGGAGGTGAGGAAGATGGCGGATCAGACCACCTGCTCTTCGGCGGATGCCGAGCGGTGTATGTGATAGGTCCGGGCACTTCCTCCGGCAACCGCTCCGGATGGGCCGCCATATCGCAGTAAATCTGGTAGGCCAGCTCATCCAGAGCCTCCGGATTCTCCAGAACCGTCTCTCTCCCGCCCAGCGCGGTTCCAATATTTCGCAGCGCTCGCCTCAGAGCGCGGAGAATCACGGTGTGGTCCTTACCCACAAGCACCCCGATCTCCCGCAGGTTCAGCCACTCTGAGAAGTAGAGGTAGAAATAGACCGCCTGCTTTGGCGTCAGGGCGGAGAGCACTGTCTTTGCGGCGAGGGGGTCCGTCAAATCTACATTGACCGTTCCGGCCCGCAGCCGCGCCGCGGCGCAGGTCCTCTCTGTTTCCCGGCGGACGTTCCGCTTTGCTCTGGCCAGGGTGCGGGACACGGTGGATTTGTTGACGCCCAGCGTCCCTGCAATTTCCTCCTGCGACAATCCGCTCTGGAGGAGCTTCATCATCTCCCGCTGCCGCGGAGGCAGCTTTTCCATGCTCCTTTCAGCGGACCGGCGCATCAGCGCCCGTCCCTCAGAGATCTCTTCATCCAAGGCGGTCTCTTCCTGCCGCCACTCCTCATACTGCCGCTGGTCCGCCGCCCAGGCGCCGGAGACCCTGCGGGCACCCACGCGGCGGTTGGGAGATAGGGCGCGGAGCTGGGCGTTGACGTCCATCAGTTCCTCGTTGACCATAAACAACGCCAGATTGTCCCCCCGGCCGGCGGCCTGGAGATCCAGCTCATATTTTTTCCTGGCCAACAATTCCCGCTTCCGGGTACGGAGTTCATCAATGGTCACTACGTTGTCGCAAAGTCCGCTGAACTTTGTTTCCACCTCACGGCGAAAAGCTCGTTCGCTCCCTTGCCCCTCCTTTCTCCACTGGAACCGCCCTGCTGGGTTCCAGCGGGGTCCCATCAGTTATTTCTCCCGGCCTTCCAGCCCACAGCGGAGAGACTGCCGGAGCGGGGAACATCGTAATAACTGTCCAGCAGGCGCTGGGTCTCCCGGACATCCCGCAGAATCTCCCGCAGGGGGCGCAGTTCCACCTCTTCCGCGCCGGCGCCTCTCTTCTCCTGGATTTTTGCCGCAAGCCTGGCCGCGGTCAAACGGTACTCCCGGGCCATTTCTTTCATGCTGCTCATAAAGGGACCTCTTCTCAGGCCATAACCTCAAAATACTGCCCTGTCAGCTCATGGGGGAGGAATTGCAGCACCACTGTGCCGCCGTCAGCCTCACCCGTGCGCCGGCACAGGTAGACCTTGCCGTCCTCTGTATCCAGGTAGTGCAGGCCATAGGTGTATTCCATACCCCTGGCGGCGGTGATGGGGGCTTCCGACGTACCGGTTTCTCCCTCCTTGGAGAGAGAAACCCAGAGGGCAGGTGTCTGATCCGGCGTCCACTCGGGATGCTCTGTGGCGTCATGGGCCTGCCGGAGCTTGTACACCATGTTCTCCCACTTGTAGGGCGTACCTACCGGTACCTGGGAGAAATCCCGGGGACGCCATGTGGGGACCATGGATTTCTTCTCCAGCAGTTCCCAATCCTCCGCCTCTCCGGACACCGCCCGGGCCGCCAGCGCCGCAGCATCCGCAGCGCCCTTGGCTTTCATAGCTTGCATCGCCAAAACATGAATATCAGCCATTGCTCTCCACTCCTTTTTCGTAGGCAGCCGCCAGGGCGGCATCTCTCTCCTCCGCGTCTTGCAGGGCCTCGCTGACCTGCCCGGCCATTTCTTCCGCCCGGGCCTGGGCGGAGGCCGCCTGCTCCCGCAGCTCCGCCACCTGGGCCTGGTATCCGGAGACGTCGCCCAGGAACTGCTCTGCCGTATTCAGCTCCACCGTATAGGCCCTTGTGCCGCTGTCGTAGGTGATGCGGACAGCTTCAAACCCAAAACCCTCCGGCAGGACAGCCGGTTCTTTGACAACCTCCACCTCCGGCCGGGCCCAGTCGATGGCCTCGATCTCCTCCAGGGAGGCGAACTCCCGCTCAAAGACCGCCTGATACCGTCCGTTCCACATGGGGTCCCGCAGAATCAGTCCACAGGGAACGCCATTGATTTTTGCGCAAATTCCGTAATGACTCATAGCCTCTTCCTCCTCTACTCTTTCCCGTGAATACAAAATTTGGATTCAAACTCGCCCCAGGTGGTGGGATTGTCGTCAAACCACTGCCAAATCAGGCCGATGCTTTCCACATCCAACCAGGTGAGGCCGGAGATGATAAAGCGCAGGTGGGCCGGCTTGATCTGCTCCACTACGGCCCGGATCTCCGACACGTCGATGTCCGCCAGCGTTGTTTTCTCCCCCAGAAATTCCAGAGAGAAGCTGTAATCCGCGTTGATGAGAACCCGGGCCTGATACCCTGTGATGCTCTCCGCCAGTTCCCGGACCATCTCCGCTGTGGTATTGCCGCTGGATACCAGCTGCCGCTGAACAGCAGCCCGGCGAACGACAGGGGGCAGGGACTCATCCGTTTTCAGTCCTACCTGTGCCTCCCACAGACCCAGGCTCCAGGTAGCCGTGTTGACAAAAAACTGCTCCAGTACATCCGCCATGGCCGCTTTCGCAGCCAGGCTGGCGTCTGCCAGGGTCTCGATCAGCGCCTTGCTCTCCGGGCAGGCGTAGTGGTATTCCGGAACCCGTTCCCGGGCCGGCAGGATCTCCCTCATGCGCCGCCTCCTGTCCGGACGATAGAGACAGATCCTACTACTGCGGCGTCCTCCGGCTGGAGCGTCACGGCGGCCGTCCCGTCATCCACGGTAAAGACGCTGTAATCCGCCACGCCGGGACAGCGCAGCAGGCAGGCCAGGAAGCGGCTGAAGGGGATTGAAACCTCCTCGCCGAACTCCTGACCGGTCAGCAGCTCATTGACCGCCACCTCCAGCTGGTCTTCCACCTGCCCGGCGGTGAAGCCCTCCACCAATGTCACAGAGGCCGTCAGGGGAATCTCCCGCTCCGTCACACTGACCACTGTCACCGTGGCGCCGATGGGCCGCTCGGCCTCGATGTGGGCGGCGCAGGCGGCGCGGATGACTTCATCCACAGCGCCCCGATTAGGGCCGCCGATGACCACCTTCACCGTGCCGTTCCCATTCCAGAGGGGGATGCAGCTGGCATAGGCCACGCCGGTGACCTCCGTGGCCCAGGTGATATAGTGATTCTTGTTGCCGGAGGTGATGGGCAGGGTCCGCCGGTCGTGGTACCGGGCGTAGAAGTCCGCGTCGCTCTCTACGTCCACGCCGCCGGTGGCCGCTTCCGGATTTGTCACCCCGGCCACACCGGCGATGTTGACGTACATGGCGGTGATATAGCCTGCCGGCAGGTTGTAGTCCGCGCCAATCTCCGCGGCGGCGGCCCTCACCCGCGTAGTCCCGCCGGAAATACTCACATCCTCCACGGTGGCGTATCGAAGCCCGATCTCCGGCGCGTAGAGGACCGTCCCCGCGGGGATATAGGTCCCGTCCACCCCGGTAAAAACGATTGGCACCGTGGCTTTCTGCCCAGGCGTCCGCACCATGCCGATCTGCGCCGCGTGCCTGTCGATGTACTCCCCGGCGTTCTCGTCCGGAAACGCCATGGACAAAAGGCCCGGGAACTGCTGGTACAGCTTGAACATCTGGTAGGCCGCAACGCTGACCAGGATGTTGGCATAGGATCCCTCCCGGGTGTCGATGTTTGCACCCTTCACCTTCAGGTCCGCCAGCATCTCCTCCTTGATGCGCTCCGGCGTGACGCCGTCATAAGGTGATGTCACAGCCATCCATACTCACCTCCCCGTAAACTGTCGTCATTTTGAATCGCATATGCAGGCGGGACCCCTCGAAGGAGAGTCCCACCTGAGTGACGTCCGTGATGTAGGGATTCACCCGCAGGGTCTCCCGGATCACCCGGATCGCCTCCGACTGCCGGGCCTCCTCCGTGTAGGACTGCCCCAGCAGGGCGGAGAACTCCGGCCCGTAGCCGGCGCTGAACACATCGTGGGCAAACCGCTCCATGTGCAGGGTATTCCAGGCCCAGACCAGCACTGCCCTGGCGCCGGTGACAAAGACGGGATTTCCGCTCCGCCACACGGGGCGGTTGGTCCGGAAGTTCCAGTCCGTCTCCCGGTACAGCGGCAGCCCTCCGGATACGGACGCCCCGGCCTCCGGCGCGTCAATCAGCGGAAACAGGCTCATAATACGTCTTCACCAGCCTCTCCAGCAGGTAATAGGTCTGCCCGTCCGGCGACCGCAGAAGCAGAACCCGGTCTCCCGCCTTCAGCAGCGCCCCATGGGTGACGGGGGCGGTCTCCGCAGTCTCGCCCTCTACCGTCTCCTCCGGGCGGGTCACAGGGTTTGAAACATACAATCCTGAGTAAGCGCACAGGTGCTGCCCATAAAATACCTTCTCCGGGAGCTTCGACGTCACCGGCCATTTCAGCCCGGTCAAAGTCTCCTTCCACCCCGCGGTCAAGTGCTCCGCCACATACAGATCCTCCAGGTCCAGATCCATCCCGTCCGCCCGGATGGCGAGAGGGTTCGTTGACAACACCTTTCCCACAGCGTAATACGTTGGAACCTCTCCCCGGGCCTGTCCCCGGATATGCTCATTCAGGCCGAGAAAGGGATCTCTCGCGTCTTGCTCGCTCATAATTCCTCCAGTCTTGGACGCGCCCCGTTGCCGTGCGGCAAACCAGGTTGATTGCCAGAGCCTCAGAGCACGCGAAAGTTCTTTTTCCCTCTTTTTCTTTCAAGAAAAAGAGGCGCTTCCCGCCGACGCCGCGGCCATCACATTCCGGCAGTTCAGCGTCAGCTTCGCATAGTAGTTGTTGTTCTTCCAGGTGTGATTATCGGCGTCGATCCAGAAGACCCCGGCAAGCCCGGTTCTGGCCTCCCGGACCACCACCGTCTCCCCGGTCAGCAGAGAGACGTCTCCCAGCACATTGACCGTCACCGTCTTCTGCAGCCGCCCATCCTCCAGGAGCTTCCCGGCGCTGGCGGCCGCGTCGGCCTCCTTGCCCTCCTGCTGGGTGATGTGCCGCTCCATAACGCCGTAAAGCCGCTGCGCCTCGCTGTCTCCCGTCCTACGGAGGAAGTTTCCGCTGGTGTCATAAATGGCCACGCTGTTCACCATCCGAGAGGCGTCTTCCTTGGTGGCGGCGTCCATCAGATTAGAGGAGGCTTTCAATACCAGACTGGAGCCATTGGCGTCCCGCTCCTTCACCAGCAGCCCTTCCGGCGTGTACCGGACGGCATAGGCCTTCCCGGTCTGTTCACTGGCCAGGCTCCACGCTGTGACGATGATCTGGTTCAGCCGCACCCCGGCGAACTTCCGCCGCAGCGCCACGCCGGTACGCGGCAGCGCCGCCACCGGGATTCCCCGGTCCCGGCAGACCATCTCCGTCTGCGCCTCCGCCGGCGCGCCGGTGAACTTATACGTCCCGTCGTTCTGCTGTAAATAATACCCGTAGTCAAAGGCGGTGAAGGACATGGTGCTGCTCTCGCTCCCCAGGCTCCGCAGCAGGACAACGCCCACAAACAGCCGCTCCCCGTCCTCCTCCATGGTCACCAGATTTCCAAGCTCCGGCACAGGCAGGCCGCTGTGCCCGATGGAGACGATCTCCCCCGCCAGCTGCCGGGAGAGGGACGC